TGAGTTAAGTCCAGCAAAGTTTGGAAAGTCTTATCACTCAACACAAGAAATGGAAACAAGTTCAGTTCCAAGAGTTTTCTTTTATGTCAATAATGAAGACGTGGAAAAGATAGTTGTTGGAGGCAGAATACTCTACACAACAGAAGTTCCAGCAGATCAGATTTATGACTTGAAAACAGACCCAGAGGGTTATATCAAACAAATCAAACACCCTGTTTATGGTTTGAGAAAAGGCGAAGAATGGAACGAACTTTTAGAGTTTATAAGAGATGAAAGTCCTTACAAGGGCGTCTTCTATGGGAGATCATTTGACGTGGTTTCTTGGTTACATCCAATAGAGATTTATAAGAAAGATACGGAGGGATAATGAATATTGGACAATTAGTTTGGAATAACTATCACGGCGTTCTACGCTTTGGAACAATAAGTTCAAAACGAGTTGATGAAACAGGTTGGGCTTTTTATAAAGTAAACTGGCATAGCGATAATATTTACGAAGAAGCAATGGACTTTCGTAAGAAACTAACACACACAGACCATAGATTAGAAGAATATAGAAAAGATCAAATCACACCAATTTCTAAAGATTTCTTATCAAAAGTATTGCAAGAGGCTCCATAATGAGTCTTGAAAGAAAACTAAGACGCAAACAAGCACACAAAGCAAAGAAAGACGCAAACAAAGCACTAGCAACAAAAGTTGCACTTTTTGGAAATTTACCCAATAAATGCTTGACTTGTGAACAACCTTTTGATAAACTAAACCGAGAACAAGTAATGAGTTGGAATGTTGTTGTAAGACAACAGGAAGAAAAAGTTCATCTTTATTGTCCTGACTGCTGGGACAACGCACAACAAATAGTAAAAGATTATATGGAGGAAAAAGATGCAGTATTACCCTAAGACAATGAAAGGTTTACTTCTTAATGAGGACGTTGCCGAGCAACTTGGACTACTAGAAGAGTATCAACTCTATCAAGAGGATTATGACTACGATCCTTTCAACGAGGCATTCAACGAGAAATATGGCGTAGAACCAGAGTATCCAAAAGACTTCGAGTGGAAAAAAGGTGGATACGTTCAAGGTCTGCAAGGTTTTGATTGGGACAGAGAATACCTTCTTTTCGATACTTGGGTTGAAGAACAATATCCTGAAGAGTGGGAAAAGTTTATTGCAACTATGGAAGAGATGGATATTGACGTTATTGAGGGGTCTTGGGCAGAGTTAGGATGAATAAATACGAACTATTAGCATCTGAAATTGGTAAACTTACCGCAGAGAAAAATAAAGCCTATGGTGATTCTTTCTCAAAAGCATCGGACATTTTGCAAATTCTCTACCCAGAGGGCATCCCACCAAACTCTTATGATGATGCTCTTGCTATCACAAGAGTTATTGATAAGTTGTTTAGATTAGCAACAAGGAAAGACGCCTTTGGTGAAAGTCCCTGGAAAGATATTTGTGGTTATGCCCTATTAGGAATGGCGAATGATGAGGAGACTAAATGAAAGAAGCACTAACTTATGACGACGTTCTACTAACGCCACAGTTTTCAGATATTAGAAGTCGCAGCGAAGTTCACCTAACTTCCGCTCTTGACGATAATATAGTTCTACAACTCCCCATCATTTCGTCTCCTATGGATACAGTCACAGAGTCAGAAATGGCTTACATAATGGATTCGCTAGGAGGCATAGGGATTATCCACCGCTACAACTCAATAGAAGAACAAGCAGGTTTAGTTGCCGAAGTGGTAAATGCTGGCGCTGATAATGTTGGTGCTGCTATTGGTGTAAGCGGTGATTTCTTTGAGAGAGCACAAACTCTTGTAGAAAACGGTGCTAATGTTATTTGTGTTGACGTAGCACACGGGCACCACATTCTAATGAAAGAGACACTTGGTGTACTCAAAAAGTCTTTTGGTGAAGCAGTTCACATTATGGCAGGTAATGTTGCGACATTAGAAGGTATCAACGACCTCGCTAAATGGGGTGCCAACTCTATCCGTTGTAATATCGGTGGAGGTTCTATTTGTTCTACAAGGATACAAACAGGACACGGACTACCCGGTCTACAAACTATTATTGACTGTGCCAAGACCCAGCACGATGTTGCCATTATCGCAGACGGTGGTATTAGAACTGCTGGCGATATTGTAAAAGCACTTGCTGCTGGTGCCGACTTTGTAATGCTAGGTTCTCTTCTAGCAGGAACAGACGAAACACCAGGAGAAACTATAGCAACACCGGAAGGTCTTAAGAAGAGTTATCGTGGAATGGCGTCAAAAGACGCTCAACTTGCTTGGCGTGGATCTTATAGTTCCAACGAGGGCATTAGTGCTTTTGTTAGATATAAAGGTTCAGTTGTAAATGTTTTAGAAGACCTCCGTGGCGGCATGTTGTCTGGTTTGTCCTACTCTGGTTGTAGAACTATCAAGGGACTACAAACTAATGCCAAATGGACAAGACAAACCGCTGCCGGTCAAACAGAAAGTAGAACCCACATTCTAACTAAATGAAAAAAAGAAAAGCAAAACCCGAAGAAGCGAAAACCATAACTATTGATAGTCTGGAAACCTTAGACACCAACTTGAGAATAAAACTAAAGTTCGACGACATTACAAAGTTTTGGTTTTTTAATGAATACATTAAAGGTTATCTCTTGGATGACCCGCTTCTTCAACCCTTCATAGAAAAGGTAAAAGAAACAAGCATTATGGCGAGGAAACGAAAACTAAAAAAGAATCGCCAACTATACGAAAAGGAAAAAGAAATCATCAACAAGTTTGGATTAGACCCAAACGAAATAGAAGATATCTTTGACCTAATAGAAAGTGAGGAATAGTATGAGGAAATGTGCCACAGATAGTTTGGAGAACGACAGTATATGCAATAAAGAAGATTGTAGGTTATGGATTAAACACAATGAAGATCTAAATTGCACCTTGATTTCTGTAAAAAAGAATGGTAGATTAGGTCTTAAAGAAGTTGGCGAGAGACTAGGTATATCATATGTCCGTGTTTCTCAAATAGAAAAAGAAGCATTTAAGAAGTTAAAAAAGAAAAATTTTGACTTAGAAGACACTATTTATAACACATAACCTAAACCAAAAGATGCCAAGCATCTAGAAAGGAGATTGAGATGTCTAAAAAGAAGACTTTACTTGAAGAGGGCACAGTTCGCCGTTTTATGAAACTTGCTAACATGGAAGCAGTTGGAACTGGCTTCGTTAATGAAATGTATGCTGCCGACGAGGATCTAGAAGAAGGTGGATATCGCATGAAAGATGACGAAGATCGTCCAATGGAAGAGGAAATGATGCCTCCTATGCAGGACGACGAAATGGAAGAAGAGATGCCCGAAGAAACAGAAATGGAGGTTGCTGATCTTGAAATCGAAGACGAAGAAGCTGAAGAACCAGAAGAAGAAGTGGATTTGGACGCCGGTGATATGGGCGAACTCACTCTCTCTGACGAAGAAGCTCAAGTTTTCCTTAAAGTAGCCGACAAGGTTCGTGCCGCAATGGAAATGGAAGCACCAGAAGAACTCCCAGCACCAGATATGGGTGGTGAGGAAGACATGAGTGTTGAAATGGACGCTGAAATGGACGAGCCTGTTGAGCCAGCAGACGCCGAAGAAGAGATGGAAGAGGAGCCAATGATGGAAGACATGGTAAATGAGGTCGCCCGTCGTGTTGCTCGCCGTCTTAACGAGATGAAAAAGTCCAAGTAATCTTTTTACTACGACATTTCAATTGAGGATTTAGATGCAAGAGATCTTTTGGTTTTTCTTGGGTGGCTTCGTCTATCTAATGGTAGACAAAGCCATCACATTTTATAGGAAGGTAAAGTTTTTAAATGACATCCAACACCTCTCCTATAAACTTATTGGATATGCCTACCAACAGTGGGCAGCAATTACAGCCGCTAAGTACATTTATTTGGATTTAAATGAGCACGATGCTGAAGAAATTAAAATAATGAAGAATACGGACGAAGCGGACCTATTAGAGTGGAAAAAGGAAGCAGTCAAAGGTCTTAACGAGTCCGTTCCCCCTCGTTACCGCTCTGCCCTTAAGATAGATGGTTGGAACACAATAATGGACACTCTTGAAAATCATTACAGGGGTATCCTAGAAGGTGATTACATTGTCAATAAGGAGGGCAATATAGATGCTGAAGACTAGAAACAATAAAGAAGAAGAAATGGAAGACGGCAAAGAGATAATCAGTCTCGCTGACTTACAGTTAGCCGCTGCTGCTAACGCACCAGAACCTCTACGAACCATTGGTCTTTTCGGAGACTTGGACGAAGAAAAAGTTGAGGACATTTGCTCTGGTCTTCTTTATTTAAAACACACAGCAAACGTCAATACTGACTTCCCACTAGGCAAACCAGAAGACCTGGAAGAAAAAAGCGAAGACGAAGAACCCAAAAAACCAGAACCAAAACCTATCACATTCTACATTTCAACTTGGGGTGGTGACGCTCTTGGAATGTTTGGCATTTACGACCTTATCAGATCCATCCGTGACGAGTGCCCTATCACAACTTACGGATTGGGCAAGGTTATGTCTGCTGGTGTTCTACTTCTCGCTTCAGGCACAAAAGGACAGCGTAAGATTGGTAAGCACTGCCGAGTTATGATGCACTCCGTTCGTGGCGGTCACGTTGGAACTATTCACTCACTCGAAAACGAAATGGTAGAAACCCGTTGGATTCAGAACCAACTTATCAAAGCACTAGTAGAAGAGTCAAACTTGACCGAGAAACAACTCAAGAAAATGCTTGGTAAAAACCTAGACCTTTACCTAACCGCAGAAGAAGCAGTTAAATACGGAATTGCCGATATCATCGTATAAGGAACTATTTATAATATGTCCGATCTTAAAACCCTCGTAGAAAACTACTTCGCTCCCAAACCAAAAACCTTGACAAAACAAATGTTATATGAGATATTTGATGAGGTTTTGAGAGAACAAGAGGAACAAGATACAGATCCTTTTGAACTTGACTCGTCTTTGAGCGGTGAAGAAGTCGCAAGTATTCTATTAGGAAAAATAGCACAAGTATCCTCAATTCCGAAAGATGTTAAATACAAATCAGGTAATCGTACAATCACATTAGATAATTTCGGACCACTTAAAAATAGAGACAAAATAATAAAAGACCTTATGAAAGCAGGAATTGTATCAGAGACAGAACCTTACCGAGCGGGACTGTCGCGAGATGGTCTTACAAACTATTATTTTCTTACAAAAGGTGGAAAAAAGCAGTTTATAAAATTAATTATGAAGCACGGCGGTAGTGCAACACTTGCTTCCAAAGGCGATAGTTTTGAAAAAACAGTTGCAAATCAAATCAATGCTTTTCTGGCAGATAGAATGTTAGAAGATGATTTTATTGCTGGTGTTATAGTTGATGCAACTGCAACTGCCGAGGGTGGATCTAGTGGAGAAAGCGATGTTGTTATTAAAGATACAGTTACGGGCAAAACACTTTTTTCATTTGAAACAAAAACAAGCAAAGGTAGCAGAGTAGATCTCGGTCAGTTTACAATAAAATACGAAAACGAAAAAGGTAAAAAAGGTCAGTGGGTAAAAGCCCCGAAAAAAAGAAGAAAAGAAACCGAGACGATGAAAAAAGTGTTTGATGAAATAAAAGTTTCCTTAAACACTGAAATAAGACCAGCAACAAATAAACCGTTCCCAACCGGTCCAATGATTAATAGCAAAGGGGCAGAGGATTTTTGGAATACCCTTGGAGAACCCAGAGGCAAAAAAAGTTTAAGTGGGGATGTCAGGGAATTTGAAATAAGTAAAAATTTAATACAAGAATATTACAGAGAAAAAGGTGATACATACGCTGTACTTGGGAATGACATTTATTCACTAGTAGAAGATAAAGATGCAGATTTGCCACAACTTTCTAGTGCTATCGAAAGAGCATACGCTCTCTTTAGGATAAAATATCATGGTCCCAATTATTCTTACACAGTTGCACTAAGGGCAGATTTTGCAAAAGATAGTAAACCTGGATTTACAAAATCATTAGAAAAAATATTTCCAACCCTTCCAAACCCAGAAGAGGATTAAGTGCTAATCCAAGAGCACTTTAAAATTATTTAAAAAACCACTTGACAAAATCCAATAACCTGTTATAATAATCCGCAGAGGTGTTTTTATGAAAGAATTTAGTAACTCCGAAGACCTACGAGGTCAGTTAGAAAAAGGAATAGAAACAATAGCACGTAATGTTGCTTCTACTCTCGGTCCAAAAGGACGCACAGTTATCTTACATCAGAAAGGCAAAATGCCTATCGCAACAAAAGACGGTGTAACAGTCGCCAAGTTTATTGACTTGGAGCACCCATTCCAAAATGCTGGCGCTCAAATAGTAAAGCAAGCAGCAGAAAAGACAAACCAAGAAGCAGGAGACGGAACTACAACTACAACCGTCCTTACCTATGCTATGTATCGTGAAGCACAAAAGTATCTTGCTTCCGGTGCTGCTCCGGTAGAACTTAAAAAAGGAATGGATCTTGCCGTTGATTATCTTGTAAACCAGATAAAAGACCAAGCAACTCCTATCAAGTCTATTGACGACATTGAATCTATCGCCACCATTTCAGCAAACGGCGATAAAGTTATTGGTCGTCTTATCGCAAAAGCAGTTGACCTTGCTGGTAAAGACGGGTCGGTCACTATTGAGGAAGCACGCTCCGTAGAAACAAGTTTAGACCTCGTAGAAGGTTTCCGCTTTGACTCTGGTTATTTAGCAACCGCTTTTATCAACGACGAAAAGCGTGGCGTTGTAAGTTACGACGAGCCTATCATTTTAGTCACAGACGAAAAGATTGAGTCCGTAGAAACACTCCTACCCGCTCTTGAAATCGCAGCACGAGAAGGTCGCCCCTTTGTTGTCGTAGCAGAAGACATAGAAGGTCAAGCACTCGCCGCTCTCATTATGAATGCTATGCGAGGAACTATGCGAGTGTGTGGCATCAAAGCACCACGTTATGGCGAGGAAAGAAGAAATATTCTAAAAGACCTTGCCCTTTCAGTTGGAGCAACTTTTGTTTCTCGACAAGCAGGAAAGAAACTAAAAGAAGTAAAACTCACAGACTTTGGTAAAGCAAAGCGACTTGAAGTTGGAAAGAACTGGACTACTATTCTTGGAGGCAAAGGAACCCTTGAGTCAGTAGAAGACCAGATAGAAAAACTAAAAGCCATTATGCAAGACACAGAAAGTCTCCACGAGTGTGATAAAATCCAAGAGAGAATCACACGCCTAGCATCAGGCATTTCAGTTATTCGTGTTGGTGCTGCTACGGAAATCGAAATGATTGAGAAAAGGCACAGAATTGAAGACGCATTGGAAGCAGTCAAGTCTGCCCAAGCAGAGGGTGTCTTACCCGGTGGAGGTTCGTTCTTGGTCCAAAACTCTTCTAAAATGGTAGAGTTTTTGGGAGACAAAGTAGAGAACGAAACACAAGCATTAGGAGTAAAGATAGTCCAAGGTGCTGTCCGTGAACCTCTAAAACAAATGTGTCTCAATGCGGGTGAGTCACCAGACATTATTGTCCACGATGTAAGCCAACAAGAAAAAAACTTTGGTTATGACTTTGGCGAACACAAAATGGTAAACCTTGTAGAACGAGGGGTTATAGACCCCGCTCGTGTGACCCGTTGCGCTCTACAAAATTCCGTGTCAGTTGCGGGCACTCTTATCACTTCAAACTTTGCTATTGTTGAAATGTGATACTACTTATAGAGTGAGCACGGGAGGGCTTATGAAATGGGCGATTGCGAAGCAGAGACAACAAAGAACGCTGTTGCGTGGGCAGAGATGAATGGTAAGTTCGACAAGATGATTCAGTCGTTGGATACTGTTAAAGATAAACAGGATGAAATGGCAGAAGACATTACGAAAATCAAAGAAGCCGTTTACGACCCAGACGCCGGACTTTATGCCCGTCTCCGTGAGTTGGAGAACTGGAAACAAACTAGTTCTCGCATTATCTGGATGATTATAACCGCCGTTGTCTCACTCTCCGTCGCTACTATTTACAAAAGTCTTCTTTAGCACTTGACAAAACACATCAGTTAGTTTATTATAT